GAGGAATCCCGTGTAAAAGAGCAAGAACTTGCCAAACAATTAAATGACCAATCATCGAAACTTTTGGAGGCTAACAATGCCATTACTGAAAAACAGTCTAGTCTTGATCGTGCTATTCGTGCTGGTCGGGTGCGCCTCCCGTCCACAAGTTGCGTACAAACCAATGGAAATCCCCCCGTTGCCAGCGGAAATAGCAACCAAGCGCCAAGCGAATCTGACACAGAGACTCTCCGACTTATTGCTCAAATCGCCGCAGACGGAGACAAAGCCATCAACCAACTCAACGCCTGCATTGATGCCTATCAAGCAGTAATGGAGAAATCAAATGGTAAACGCTGAACAATTACAAAGACTCCACATTGGTGCTGATTGGGTGGATGCCCTGAATGAGACATTCTCTCGTTTTAATCTGACTACAAACAACCAGAAGGCTATGTTTATTGGTCAATGTAGCCATGAATGTGGTAATTTCAGACTGCTTGAGGAAAATCTGAACTACAAGGCGGCAACGCTTATGAAGTTATGGCCTAAACGCTTTCCATCTTTGGAGTTTGCAAACCAGTTCGCTGGTAACGCAAAGCGCATAGCCAATTCTGTGTACGCCAATCGTATGGGAAACCGAGATGAAGCATCAGGTGACGGGTATCGGTTCAGGGGAAGAGGTGCGCTTCAATGCACAGGGCATAGCACGTATTTCCACGCAGGGAAAGCATTGGGCGTTGATTTTGTTATGCAACCTGATCTTATTGCAACCCCTAAATATGCCGCACTCACAGCGGGATGGTTCTGGGAAACACATAAACTCAATCCACCATCGGATGCCCTTGATTACCAAAAGGTAACCCGTATCATCAATGGTGGCACTATCGGGCTAGATGACCGCATAAAGCACGTTCAACAGGCTCTAGCGGTCTTAGGTTAGTCTTTGTCTGAACTGAGGAAGAAGACTGCTACCAATATACCAACGGCAATAGAAGCACCAAGGCCAAGCAGAACAATGATGGTAAGGATGTTTTCTAACATTTGATCTTGCTCCTAATTACGTCTTCCAAACACTTCATCAGAGTGAATACCGCACTCAAGAATGAAGGGGCTAACATCCCAAGAATAAAAAGCGTGACATCATACATATCGTGTCTCCAAATACATTTCGTGGAATGCCCAGACCACTAACCAATCCCACATTAGGTGAGGGCAATGACCAGAATAGTAATACTTTGCCATTTTTAAGCAATAGGCTTTAGTTGGTGCTGGTTGTTTCATACTTTGCCTCCAGTTCGGTAACTCTGTCAGACAGCACACGAACCAACTCGCTCAAGATTGCAACTTCAGCAACTAGCTTGGCCTCCTTGCTAGGATTGCGAATTATTTCTTTCCTAACATAACTCTGTTCCATTGCACTAAAGATTTCCTTTTCCTCTGGAGTCTCTGTAAGGATGCGTAATGGATATGTGATACCAATTGGTTTACGCATATCAAATCCAAATGTATTTGTTAAACATATAGACAAAGAAACCAACAATTGCAATCAGCGCACAAAGTATGGCGAAGTCGCTGATCTGCGGCTCACGATAAGCCCCTGTAATTATGTCTTCATTCACATAGTCTTTAGGCCATGCCTCTTGCATGGTGCGTGGAAACATTCGTACAGTTGGATGGTTTTCTTCAACTTCTTCTTGCATCATTTTATTAAACTCCTGTAAGCGTTGATTGCGTCTTTCAGATCGTTTTGCAGTTGCTCAATGTGGTTTTGTTGCTCTTGCAACTTAATATACGCTTCTTGAGCAAACTTGGCTAGATTCTCTTGGCTCCATGACTCAAATGTTGGCATTGTTATCTCCAAAATCTTTTAAGGTTGTCGATTGCAAATGTTTTTTGATACTCAGTTTCTTTCGGGGTGGTTAACCTGTTCTTCTGAGGTAACGCACCTGTGAATACTTCTTCTTTGGTTTTGAAGATACAAAAGCAAAGTTTGCAGTATCTGCGGCGGTAAGTGAATTCTTCATTCTGGATGGTTTCGGTTATAGCAATCTTGCTACCCGCACAGGTAGGACACTTCAAAATGGGACTCCATCCCAAGACCAGAACTCGCAATCAACAACCCCATTCACCCAATCGTCTGGCGGCGGGGCTTTGAACTCTTGGCATAGGCCAAGGCTGAATCTTTCACAGCTATGGCAGTTCACGGGTATGGCATTGACCTGTGCCAATTGCTTTACCAAATGCCCTTTGATGGCGTTCAATTCAATTAAATTCATAGTCTCTTATCTCCGTGTATTTTCCGTTTTGGCGGGTTGCAATGCGTTTGGGTTCTTTAATTATTTTTGGTGGGTAACGCAACATATCAATTGCATCAGCAACGCTGGTTGGATAAATTAAACAAACCCCACCAGCACGAGCAATCCACCAAGAGACAGCCTTCTGTCCTGCGTAACCCGTGTGGTCAAAACAAACCCATTCTGAGGCGGTCTTCAAGATTCCAGAATAGTAGTCAACCCTTAGAGAATCTGGCTTGCCTTCCTTCTTGTGGGTGTGGTACTCAACTTTGGTGATGTCATGCCAAACCAAAGAGTGCTTGGCGTTTGACAAAAGTTCTGCATAAGACAACGAGGCATCCAAGACCTTAACCTGTTCTTCCCTGATCGTGGCTCCACAAGCTGTGCAAGTCAATGCGGCGGCAACATTCCTTTCGCCACAGTCTGGGCAGATACAGAATGGGGCTTCTTGATTGCTGGTTATGCGTTTGGTTCTGCCAGTTACTGTGTCAACAGTACCCATTCGGGCAACTGTGTCGGTGAAGTCCAAGACCAAGCAATCAGTCTTGCCATCTGCAATGCGTGTGCCTCTGCCCATACCTTGCACATACAGAACTGGTGACTGCGTTGGTCTACACCAAATAATGCAATCCACGTCTGGCACATCAAAACCAGTAGACAAAGCTAAGACAGTCACCAAGCAACGAATCTCACCATTGCGGAAATCCCTAATAAGGTTTTCCCTTATGAGTTTTGGTGTCTCGCCACAGACAACGGCGGTTTCTACGCCAAGGGAATTTAGGCGATTACAGAGGCTGTCAGCGTTAATCACGCTTGGTGTAAAGGCTATCCACTTCTTGCGTTCTACAGCTATTCTGGTGGCTTCTAGAGCTACTTTACCCAAGTATTTCTCAACCTCAACGGACAACTCGCCAATCTTGTAATCTCCGTTGGCAATTCCAACCTTGCTGGCATCGATCTGGGTGATTACTCCAAACTTTGGCGGTACTAGCGGCGCAATGAATCCCCCATCTAGCAACTCACGCATGGTCACACGGCTGGCGAACCCTGTGAAAAGTGGATCATCCCCATCTGTCAGCCAGACTCCATTACCCCTAAAAGGCGTGGCGGTCATGCCAACTGTGCGGTACTCGCAAAGTTCGGACAGCTTAGATAAGAAGGTGCGGTACATCCCCTTTGGCTTTGTGTCTACCAAATGCGCCTCATCAATGATCACCATCTTGATGTCACCAAGCAAATGTGCAGACTTAACAATTGATCCTATGGTGGCAACAATCACATCCGCATCGTGTTGTTTTTTGCCAAGGCTTGCACTCACAAAGCCAACCTTAATGCTTGGCGGTAGCAAGGCTTGCAACTTCTCAGCGTTTTGCTCTGCCAATTCTTTTGAAGGAACTAGCACCACAGTTCGAGGGTGAAAGTCTGGCCATTGATCCCACATCTGTCGGACAACTTCAGCGCAGATCACAGACTTTCCAGCCGCAGTTGGTAGGACTAGCAACGGGATGTCTGTGACCTCTTGATGCTTTGTCCACCAATCAAACAGGCTGGTGACTGTGCGAGTCTGATACTCACGCAGGATCATTTTTTCTCGCCTCAAGCATTGCGTCTGCCCATTTATATGTTTCTTTTGCAAGCGCAAGCATTGTTTGTTGAAATGAAAAATCATTATCTTCAGAGCAAGATTCTTCAAGATCATAAGCCTGTCTTATGTGTTCTTGCATAGCTTTAGCCGCAAAATAGTCTCTCAGGTTTATGTCTTGGATCGGTACTGTCATACGAACTTGCCTCCATGTTGCTTGCGTATTTCCAAGCATTGCTCATCTACCAGAATCGTCTTATCTCCACAGGCGTGGATTTCCTGACTGCTCAAGTGGTCTGGGTTCTTGGCTGGATCGCCATTGGTGAAGCGTTTGCCATCTGCCATTTGGTAGACAACTCCATCTCCATCTGTGTCAATAGGATGGGCAGTTTTAGCCAACAAAATTGGAATGATCCTGTGGTCTGCACAACCTTGTCGCTGGTCATCAACCGACAAATCTTTTTTGTGCGTTTGGCAACTCCATCTCGCCTCTCCGTCCATTTCTGGGGTGACATGGGCGCATGATCTGCAAGATGCGGCTGGTATATCTGTGCCGTGGCAAATTGCGTGGTAGTCGCAGAACTTGCACTCATACCAACTAGGGTCAGCAGAGACACCAACAGGAGGCTCCGTAGCTGTGATAACTGCAATAGCTTTGTCAATGATGGCTTGAGCCTCAACGGGATCAAACTCGATTCGTTCTGTATAGATTTCATCGTTATCCTTATTGACCACAAAGTACAAAGCCCTTTTGCAACCATCGTCACCAAACTCGTCACTTGTCCACTTCATGTATATTTGCATCTGCCCATAGTGTTCGGGTTTGGCCTTCTTTACGCCATTTTTTTGCATATCCCGAAACATCTTGTCTGATGCGGTCTTGATCTCCAAAATATGCGGTGACTTAGGAGCCTGTGGCAGACCCGTGATGATGCCATCACAGTTGCCTTGGAAGTGCCCACCAGAAGACTCTTCAACAAATGACCATTGCTTGCCTGTCGTTGGGTTGTTCTGGTAGACAGTACAACCAATGCTTGCTAAGTCTTTGTAGACCCGTGGCTCTTGCAGATGCCCAGACTGAAACACTCGATACAAGCGACCTGAGAATTGTGCCGCCTTACTCCAGCGGAAAGAATACCAATGCTGTCTTAGGCAAGGCTTGCCAATAGCAGAGGCTCCAAGGTATGGACGCTGTGGCTCAGAGCCATACTTTGCCTTGTAGTAGGCAAAGATGGCATCTGCCACAGGGTCAACTACCGCAGTTGGTAGTTGTGCCATATTACTTCTTAGCCCAAGCAGGGGCTTTGGAAGTTGTGGGTGCAGTAGCTGGTGCTGTATCAGCGACTTGTGCTGAATGCGTAGGCGTAGCACCAGAGGCAGACTCATAGCCCTTGATGTTGTTGCTCTCTTGGTACTTGCCATCTGCCTCACGAACTGTCACTTTGACTCTGACAGGCTTGTAATGCAAAGCAGATGTGTCTTCCAACTTGATCACATTCACAGCATGGCAAAGTGCAGACAACTGTGCCTGTGCAATGCGTTGTGTGGTTTCGTTTGTGTGCTGAATGTTCATGTTGTCCCACACACGCCGTCCCTTGTACTGACCATCAATGATCTCCAAGGTCAGCTTTAAGCCCTCACCATTGCCAGAGGCCAATGGGCGAATGTCAGACTCCGTGATGTGCGCCAAATAAGTTCCTGCGGGTAAGACTCCATTTGTGATCTGTGGAGCGACAGCGGATGCGTCAAAAGAAAAGTTAGCCATTTTTTAGATTCCTAAAGTTAATAAAGTTACGGATTGAAAGATCAAGACTGTGCTTTTGTCAAAGCGTCTTGGAATACCGCCCAATCAAGCGGCATATTGGATAAGCCAAAGCGGTTACCACCGCAATGCGCTGGGTGCGCCTCAACGTGCAAGATGCGTTCACCCGTTGTAGTTGCCTTGGTTTCTTTCTTGTTGAAACCAGCATCTGTTTTGTTTGTGTAAATTCTGTAACCAGCGTAGCCAATCACATCTGCCCACTCCTGCACCAATGCGGCGGCTCTGTCGTGAAGTTTTAAAACGTGGGAGTCATAGCCCTCAGTCAAGGGGTCTTCCACTCGTTTGATCTTGTCGTGGGCAATCAAAATGATGCCCATTTGCTTTGTCGATCTAAGAACTTCTAACCCAGTTAAGAGGTTGCGCCATTCTTCAGCGGCGGCAACGTAGCCCTTCCCAAAGCCAGGCTGTTCAATGCTCTTCCAACCATTCGCCTTACACACATGATCCTGCACCTGTGGCTCCAACCAATCAAGCGAATCAATGAATAGCGTCTTGAAGTCATGCTCGTTTGTGATCAGCGTTTCAATAGCTGAATACACCTCTTGCAAAGAACTCGCCAAGGGGAATGCGTTTGTGTCTACTGCGTCTGCGCCATCTTCTGTGAGGATGCCAATGGCGTTAGGTGCGTGTGATGCGAAGGTGGTCTTGCCGATCTTTCCTGCGCCAACCAAACAGATTTTGGGCGCACGGACACGGCGGGTTTTTGAGATGGATTTGAGATCGAACATATTAGTCTTTCAGAGTTACGGATGGTTTTGCGGGTTTGCTAGTGAAATACTTTGCGGCCTCTGCATAAGCTGGGGCATCGAGTTCTTGTAAGGCACGAAGTTGGCGCAGATCAACATCTGGCTTCCAACGAAATGCTTTCTGCACATTGGCTCCAAGCATCTCGAACACAGCAGACAAGGCTTCTGCATCAACTGTGCGGGTCAGCTTCCAAGCGATGGAGAACTCCTCATCGTTGTGCGTACCCTCACCACCATCTGGTGTGGCGTACAGCGCAAGAATCTTGTTCTCCACATCGAGGCGGTTCTTCTTGGCAGTTTCCTCCGCCATTTTTGCGGCTCGGAGTTCGGCGATTAGTTTAGTAATCATGTGAGTTTTCCTTCATATCTTCAAGGGCTGATTCGCAGATGTGATCCACAAGGGATTGCATAAGCAAGTGGGCGATGTCAACGCCATTGGTGTAGGCGTTCACAAGGTTCATGCACTCCTCGATGTCGGGTGCGTCTGGGTAGTTTTCTTCTGGTGGCTCATACTCAAGTTTGCAGTCGAGTTCGACACCCTCAACCTCGCACTTGAATTGGTAAAGGTCTGGTGTCATGCTCTGATCCCCCATGCGTTTAATAAAGGTTTGACATCATAGTGAGGCTGAACCTCAACTGTGGATTGAAAAGAGCCAGCGGTTCTGTGCGTGGGTCTGCCCCAAGCATCCTTGGCGTTGAGATTTACCAGTTGCCCACGGCGAACTGCCATATATACGGCGTTGGCTGTAAAGCCCTCTGCTGTTATTTCTTGGATCGTGCGTGGCTCGGCGCAGAACTCTTGGAGTAGGGTGATGTGGGTCATGCTGACCACCATGCAACCAAGAGCCATGCAAAGCCAACTGCCACCAGCGTGGCGGCGAGGATGTCTTTGAGGGTTTGTTTCATTTCAATTGTCCTGTAAAGGTTGAAAGGGATGGGGCTTGCGCCCCGTGGGTGGGAGATTAGGCTTGTGCTTTTTCAGCGAAATAGCGTTTGGCTTCTGTGCCTTGATCAATATAAGAATCAGAGCCATAAACTGGATCGACTTCACACCAGCAAGTAGAAGTTAAAGACTTACCTGATGCCAATGCCTCGTTAACTTTGGCAACTAAATTAACAACAATGGTTTTTGTTTCTTCACGAATATCAACGAAATTTGTTTCGCCAGTCTCTTCGCACTCAACGACTTCAACGCCAGCAAAAGATTTCTCGTGACGAAAACGGCGTCCAGCCTCGTTCTCGATAAGTACATAATATTTTTCAGCGATATAAGGATGACCATCACAAGAGCATCCTGCTTGATAAAGATCAGATGCTGAGTATGCTGTGTAAGTTGCGTTCATTTTGTTTCCTTTGGTTGGCCTTGCGGCGTGATGTGCAGAGAACCTATTTCCCTGCCCATGACCAGAATTCTAGCAAACCGCTAGAGGCTGTCAAGAACTATTTTCAATATGAAAACCCTAATGGTGTTTTCACCTACAAATCCAAAGCATAGCAATCTGCTAGACTCGCCATCCTATGAACATACCTCACATTTCCCCCGAAGAGAGGCGAGAACTGGCTGAAAAAGTTGGTTTGAGCGAACAATATATCTACCAATGCCTGACAGGAAGGCGAGAAATGAGTGCTTGGCAGGCTGTCTGGGTTGAGCAAGAGTCAGGTGGCAAGATCACCAGAAAGATGCTTTGTCAGGCTAGTTGGCAGGCGATTTGGCCTGAGTTGGTGGAGGCACAAGCATGAGCAGTCTTACAAACATATTCCCCAACGGCTTTGCGGCGGCTACTGAGAGCCAAGACTTAGTGAGTCCTATCGAGGGATTCACCAAGCATTGCGAGGCACAAGGGCTGGTGATCAGAGACTTGATCGCAGATGGAGAGATACATCGAGTGCCTCACATATCTTCTAAGAAGGGTGCAGTTGATGGTTGGTATATCTTGCACCTAAGTGGCAAGATTCCTGTGGGTGTAGCAGGCTGTTGGAAGGAGCCTACCTTTGAGTCTAAGTGGATGGCAGATATTGGGCGCAGTATGTCATTCTCAGAGAGACTAGAGCATGATAAGTGGGTAGGAGAGTTCAAGGCCAAGCGAGAAGCTGACAGGGTGGCAAGCCAACAGGTGGCGGCTGAGAAGGCAGAGGATGAGGTTTCAACTTATGCTGATGCCAGTGCAGACCATCCTTATTTGGTGAGGAAGAGGATTGAGCCTCACGGGATAAAGATTGATCGTGCAGGCAGACTGGTTGTGCCTGTGAGTGACAACCAAGGGGAAATACTGTCGTACCAAACCATTGATGCGGAAGGCAATAAAAGATTCCTCAAAGGTGGCAAGATCGAGGGTGGTTTCTATGAGTTGCGTGGTAACAGAAAGGTGATCTTCATTGGTGAAGGATTCGCAACCTGTGCGAGTATTCACCAAGCGACAGGGTTCACCACTTTGGTGGCTTTTGATTGTGGCAATCTCGCCAAGGTAGCCAAGAGTGCCAAGGAAATGTTCTTGGGGTCAAGGATTGTGATCTGTGCTGATAATGACCAGTTCACGGAGGGCAATCCTGGCATCACCAAAGCGAAAGCGGCGGCAGGGTTGGTGTTTGGGGAAATTGTGTATCCAACCTTCAATGAGTCTGATCTGCCAAGCAAACCAACGGATTTCAATGACTTGCACACCTTACAGGGAATAGAGGCAGTCAAGGAGCAGATCGAGAGAGTGGCGTTGCCTGCCATAGACAAGTTGGCGTTTGAGTTCACACGGGCAGATAGCTTGGAGTTGACAGAGATTAAGTGGGTGGTGGATGATTACATCGAGGCAGATAGCTTGGCACAGGTGTTTGGAGATCCAGGCGGTGGAAAGTCGTTTGTCGCTATCGACTTGGCTTGCTGTGTGGCAACTGGTAAACCTTGGCATGGTCACGATGTCAAGCAAGGTAGCGTGTTCTATATCGCAGGAGAAGGGCACAACGGGCTGGCAAGGCGATTAAAGGCATGGCAGATAGGTAACGGCACATCTCTAGCCAACGTACCTCTCTACAAATCCCACAGGGCGGCTCAGTTGTACGATGCAACAGAGGCGGCAGTTGTCGCTGAGTCGATTAAGCAGTTGTCAGCAGAGGCGAACTGCATACCAAGCATGATTGTGATTGATACATTAGCCAGAAATCATGGTGGTGACGAAAATAGCACCCAAGACATGAACTCCTTTATCCAGCATCTCGATGTTTACCTCAGACAACCTTGGAAATGCTGTGTCATGGTGGTTCACCACAGCGGAGTTGCAGACAAGGATCGTTCCAGAGGGTCAACAGCCTTAAAAGGCGCATTGGATGCTGAGTACAAGTGCCAACTAGATTCAGGCACAAAGACCATAGCGTTTGAGAGTAAGAAGATGAAGGATGCGGAAATGCCATCCCCTAAGAACTTCCAGATCACCCAAGTTGATCTACCCATCAACAACAAAAACGGGATGCCCGTCAAAGGTGCATACCTGACAGCGGTAGACATCAGCGGTCTGGTTAGCCAAGTGCAGAAGAAAACCTACCTATCGCCAAACCAAAAGCAAGTGATGGAATGCTTGGTGATGCTCGAAGTCAGCTTGCACCAGAATCAACAGCTTAGGGCAGTTGGATACGATGAGTGGAGAGACTCAGCCAAGGAGCATGGAGTTAAGAACAACAGATTCTGGGAAGTAGTAAAAAGTATGATCGCCAAAGACATGATCTTGGAGGTTGATGGTGGGTATAAAACCCATCCGAAACCATCCGAAAGTCATCCGAATCGGATAACATCGGATGGTAAGTAGATCATCCGAAACTACCATCCGAATCATCCGAAACCATCCGAAACCATCCTCCTTCTGCCTCTCCAATCATCCGAATCCTTCCTCCGTTGTCTACAGACAACGGAAGGATCGGATGGAAGGCAGATCGGATGAGGTAGGAAGGACAAGGGAGTCAGGTTGGGTAACTTTGAAAGGTAAGGTATGAAAAAGAAATTGTGGGTTGGGAATCAACCAGATCAGAAGACTTGGGTAAAGGTTTGTGACCTTGGTGAGTTTGATGGCGTTAACTGGATGCTGTTTGAGAACTCGCTTGATCTCAAAAGCGAATGGAATAGCTACAAGCTGGTGGCTGATGGGTTGGTGGAAACCAAAGCAAACTATCGGATCGCTTGGAATGGCGAAAGGTTCAGCATCCACAACGACATCCAGATATTGAGGGAGTTTCGCCCAGACCTGTTTCAGGCGGTCTGCAAAGCAATCGAAGAAGCCTACGCATGATCGAATTGAGGATTGATATGAAAATTGTCTCTGTTGCTAACTTAAGACTACATTGGGCTGTTAAGGCTAGATTGGCGAAAAGTCAACGGCAAAAGGCGTTTAACGCCTTGGCGAGTATTGCTACGCCGCCACCATTACCCCTGACCTTGGTGCTAACGAGGATTGCGCCCAGACAGTTGGATGGTGACAACCTTCAGTCGGCGTTCAAAGCTACCAGAGATGGTGTCGCTGATTGGCTCCGTATCGATGACGGCGATAAGCGGCTTGATTGGCAGTACAGGCAACGCTCTGGTGGTGCGAAAGTGTATGCGGTTGAGTTGGAGGTGATATGAGAGGCAGACCAGCTAGCCCGAAGGTTAGATACTTCCAGCGGCAGTTAGGTAGCGCAGAGCGCAAAGTGATGTTGCTGGCTGGGTCTGGCGATATATCGCTTGGCTTCCTAGAAATCATAGATACTTACCGCCATTTTTACGGCCTTGGTTTACGCCCCGATACGCCCTTAGAGGATGTTGTCCTAGTCATCCCCAAAGGCAGGCGAAATAACGCCAGCAAGACCCCTTCTGATGCGTCTGGTGATGATTCCTGATGGCGTTTGCTTGATAGCCTTCTTTAATAAATATAAATAGTTAATTTTTGGGTTAGTACCCGTGAAATGCACCAACCGACCCTTTTATATTTTCAAACGGCCAAAAATTAACCGACCAGTCGGTCGGCTAACCCAGTTATCCACAGGGCAAACGACCAGTTATCCACAATTGCTGTGGAGTGTGCGGAAACGCAACACAATTCCATGTATAACCTGTGGATAACTACAAAATAACTTTACATAATGGATATTGTATAAAGCAGACCGACAAAACTGTTCGGGTTTTCCCGTAGTCTTTGGTTTTTGTATGGGGGGGCGGGGGTCGGCCTCGCCCAAGGTTTTTACAGTACCCGCCTCCCCACAAAAAAAGGGAAATTGAAAAAATCGACTTTGCTGGGATTGTTTTTTAAAAAAGCGTTTGATATAGTTCGCCCCCATGACCATAAATATTACGCAACGCAATGTAAGCGAATTAATTCCTTACGCCCGTAACAGCCGCACACACAGCGAGGAACAGGTAGCGCAGATAGCGGCAAGCATAAAAGAGTTTGGTTGGACTAACCCTATCTTGGTGGATGGGGAGGGCGTAATTATTGCGGGGCATGGAAGGCTGATGGCGGCTCGCAAGCTGGGGTATACGCAAGTGCCAACGATAGAACTTAAAGATTTAACGGAGACACAGAAGAAGGCTTACATCATTGCGGACAACCGATTGGCGTTAAACGCTGGCTGGGACAATGAGATGTTGACCATTGAGTTGAATGAACTTCTGGCTGACGGATTTGCGCTGGACATATTGGGCTTTGATACTAAGGAGTTGGATGCCTTGTTGGAGCCTGAGATGTTGGAGGGCTTGACGGATGAAGATGCTGTGCCAGAGGCGCCAGAGGAGCCTAATACCAAACTTGGTGATATTTACTTACTTGGCAAGCACAGACTGATGTGTGGTGACTCTTGCAGTTTGACCGACATGGAGAAGCTGTGCGATGGTCAGCTTGTGGATATGTGGCTAACTGACCCTCCATACAATGTTGCCTATGAAGGCAAAACTAAAGATGCCTTAAAAATACAAAACGACAGCATGGGCGATGACCAGTTTCGCCAATTTCTGCGAGATGCGTATGTAACCGCCGACTTGGTGATGAGGGCAGGGGCGGTGTTCTACATCTGGCATGCCGACTCAGAAGGATATAACTTTAGAGGTGCGGCGCAAGACGCTGGCTGGAAAGTTCGTCAATGCTTGATTTGGAAGAAATCATCTATGGTTATGGGGCGGCAGGACTACCATTGGAAGCATGAGCCTTGTCTGTATGGGTGGAAAGAAGGTGCAGGCCACCTTTGGGCTACTGACCGCAGGCAAACGACTATCTTGGAGTTTGATAGACCTAGTAGAAGTGGCGAACACCCTACGATGAAGCCTGTTGTGCTATTTGAATACCAAATGTTAAATAACACCAAGGGTGGTGATATTGTTTTGGACTCCTTTGGTGGAAGTGGAACGACCATGCTGGCGGCTGAAAAGAACGGGCGCAAAGCCTATCTAATGGAACTAGACCCCAAGTATTGCGATGTAATAGTAAAGCGGTGGGAAGACTTTACAGGGAAGAAGGCGGTGTTATTGAATGAACAAGATGAACTTGCAGACGCTTGATCATGTTCCAACGCTAGAACAGCGCAAGCTGGTCGAGTCCACTAGCGGTATTGGATTGCCTTATAACGAGATTGCCGCCTTGGTGGGCATTGATGAGTACACGTTGCAGGAGCAGTATGAGAGGGAGTTAGAGTTAGGGCAGGCAAAGGCTAATGGGCAGATTGCTAAAGCGATATATGCAAAGGCGCTGGACGGGGATGCCGCATCTTTAAAGCTGTGGTCTGAGAATCAGAACAAGATTAAGAGAGGCAGGGGCAGACCCAAGGGGTCATTCAAAAGCCCCATGCACAAGTTTGCTGACCATCCCAATGGTGAGTTAATACCTAAGTCTGACAATCAAAAAATAAAAGAATTAAAAAGACTTCTTTTGGATAGTGCTGGTAGCAATGTTGTTACTAAGGCGATTGAGATTGCGTTAAATGATGACCATCCATCTCAGGCGGCAATGATTAAGCTGTGCATGGATAGGATGTTGCCTGTCAGTATGTTTGAGAAAGAAAGAAATATCAGGGGTGCTGTATCGATAACGATTACGGGCATTGGCGAGACAAAGATATCTGAGGAATCAATAATAGAGGCAGAGGATATAGAGGCTAGAGATGTCTGATTTAAATTTTAGTCTACTGCCTTGGCAACAAGAGGTATTCGTCAACGACACAAGGTTTAAGGTTATCGCCGCAGGCAGACGCTGTGGTAAGTCTAGACTTGCCGCAACAACCCTTTTGATCGAAGCCCTTAAGTGTCCAGTTGGGTCAGCTGTGTTGTATGTCGCGCCTACTAACGGACAAGCTAGACAGATTATTTGGCAAGTCCTGATGGAGTTAGGGCGGGATATTATTCAGAATGCTCATATCAACAATCAGGACATCACCACTATTAACGGAGCCACCATCTACGTTCGTGGCGCAGACCGCCCCGACACTCTGCGTGGTGTTTCTCTCACCTACGCTGTACTGGATGAGGTAGCAGACATAAAACCTGAGACTTGGGAACAGGTCATTCGAGCCAGCTTAAGCGACAAAAAAGGCAGAGCCATGTTCATTGGTACGCCAAAGGGCAGAAACTGGTTCTATGATCTCTACAAGTTAGGGAAGTCTGAAGACGATGCTGATTGGAAGTCTTGGCACTTCACCACCAAAGACAACCCCTTGATTGACCCAACTGAGATTGAGTCTGCTAAGAAAACCTTGTCTACCTTTGCTTTCAAGCAAGAATACATGGCTAGTTTCACCAATGCTGGCAGTAATGTGTTCAAGGAAGAATGGATTAAGTATGGGGAAGAACCTCAGTATGGCAGTTACTACTTGGCGATTGACTTGGCTGGATTTGAGGAAGTAGCCAAACAAGCGGCTAATTCTAAGAAAAGACTAGACCAGACGGCTATTGCTGTGGTGAAAGTTACGGATGATGGCAAATGGTTTGTCAAAGAGATTGTCTTTGGGCGTTGGGACGTCAGAGAGACTGCGGCAACCATACTGATGAAGATGCGAGATTACAGACCTCTGGCTGTTGGAATTGAGCGAGGTGCGTTAAAAAACGCAGTTTTGCCGTATTTGTCTGACCTTATGCGTAAAAATAATGTATATTCGCACATAGTTGACTTAACGCATGGCAACAGGAAAAAGGCTGACAGAATTATCTGGAGCCTCCAAGGTCGATTTGAGCATGGGCGTATTGTGCTGAACTCTGAGGAGGATTGGGATGAATTTAAAGATCAACTTCTACTTTTCCCAGCCATTGGAGTGCATGATGACTTGCCAGATGCTTTGTCATATATTGACCAGTTAGCCGTGACTTCTTACTTTGAAGATGACCAAGAAGATGAGTGGGAGCCAGTTGACATAATTAGTGGGGTTTAAATGGCAACAGACAAAGAAGTGAAGATCGAAGATCAGGGTGTTTACGATGAGCCTACACAGGCTGACAAAGACTTAACTGCCTTTGTTGTTGACCATTGTGATCGTTGGCGTGATTACAGAGATACCAACTTCCTTCCCTATTGGCTAGAGTACGAGCGCATCTTCCGTGGTGAATGGGCAGTAGAAGACAAAACCCGTGAATCAGAGCGTTCACGCATTGTTACCCCTGCGACTCAGCAAGCAGTAGAGACTCGCCATGCTGAGATTATGGAAGCAATCTTTGGTCAGGGCGACTTCTTTGATATTGAAGACAATATCCAAGATGTCAATGGAAACCCCATAGATGTGGAGATGATTAAGCGTCAACTCACAGAAGACTTCAAGAAAGACAAGATTAGGAAAGCAATCGATCAGATTGAATTGATGGCTGAAATCTATGGCACAGGCATAGGTGAAGTTGTGGTAATGACTGAGACAGAGTATGTCCCTTCTACTCAGCCAATTCCTAACCAGATGGGGCAAGCGGCTATTGGAGTTTTGGAGAGAGAAAGAATTTCTGTCAAGATTTCTCCTGTAAATCCAAAGAACTTTTTGTTCGACCCAAATGGTGTTTCGGTGAGCGACTGTATGGGTGTGGCGATTCAGAAATACGTCTCTA